CCACTCGGCCCATCGGCAACGTTGGTGATCGTGAACGACCCAATCGTCCCAACAAGTTCGTCAGTAAAAAACATCTTTTCGTCGGAAACGGCCCACTGCCCCGATCCAGTGGTCCGCATCGCTGACGGGATGGTGATAACACCGGCCGTCATATTAAGGTCAACGTTGATGCTGTTGTTGGCCGACGTTCCGCCCTTGATAAGAGCACCAGCACCGCTCGTGGTGAAAACAGAAATGGTGCTGTCGCTCACATCCAGTTCGTGCGCGTAGCCAAAGAAAATCGGGCCGGGCGACCAGTTTGCAATCGTGCTGTCGGTCATCACTGTCTTGCGCGCACTGCCGACGAACGACCCGGTAACGGTGCAGCTGTCTATCGTCAGCAGATCGATGGCGACGCTCTGCATGTAGAGTGTGTGCCACGTTCCTCCGGTTATGGTCAGGGTTGAAACCAGCTTGTCGAGCTCCAACGTCAGGCCAAGCCCGGTGCAGTTGTTGAACACAACGGTTTTCGCCATCGTCGGGTGAGGACCAATCTGGCCCACACCCTCGAACACGCAGTTGTTGAACGTCAGGCTCCGTCCCGACACGCCGTACTGATTTTGTTGCGCCACGGTTAGCCCGTTGACCACACTGGTGTGATTGAACTTCGGGTCCATTGCGTAGAGCGTGGCGGGACCGCCGTAGTCGGTGCCACTCGCATTGTAGACCGGCCATGTCGAGAGATAACTATTTGCCAACGGCGTCAGGAACGTGATCTTGCCGTAGGTTGGACTGCCGCTATCGCTATCGATAGCCGTAATCAGCAGGTATTCGAACAGCGACTGATTGGTGGGATAGCCTGAATGCTGCAAATCAAATCCAGTCATCAGCGCGTAATTGCCGACGACGAACCGCGACACCTGGGACGGCGTCGTCAACGTGACGAACGTGGCTCCAGCCGTGACCGATGCGGTGCGGGCCGAATGACCCGCCGCCTCGTACTGCGCCGACGCCTGTATTTGAAAATATGCACCACAGATCGTCGCGCCTGTCGCGTTGACCGTGATGTTCCTAATGCCGTCCCACAGCCCCTGAATATTGCCGCCCGCCCCAACCAGATACTTGCCTGCAGGGATCGTGAGCGTGACCATGTCGCCCTGATACGCAGTCTTGAACGCCACAAACGCCGCCGTATTGTCGGTGCCCCATGCTACGATGCCGTCAAGCGCCGTGAAGGGGTAAGCCGTCGAAGTTGCCAGCGTGATCTGCATCGAACTCGTGAGCCCGGAAATCGTGCTCACATGAGGCGCTCCGAATGACGGCGTGGGGAGCACGATAGACTTGCCAACATAGTCCCCAGCCACGCCAGTCCAGACCGGGGTTGCAGACGTGAGTACATTGGTGCTGATGCTCAGTGTCGCCTGCGCCCACTGAGCATCACCAACGGCACCGTAGTCCGAGACGATGTTTTTGGTGTCTCCGACAAGACCGCCACCTCCTCCACTCCAGTTGCCAAACCCGGCTGGCGGGGTTTGCGAATAAGACGTTGCGCCAAAATTGGCGGTTATGGAATTGTCCAAATTATATAAATTGCACATGGCAAAATACGGACCTGGCGCCAAACTACTCAAAGGCATGCCCCCTGTATTTGTCGCAGGATTTTGATTGGCAAGAACATCATTATTCCAACCACCGCCGTTGGCGCGAAACCACATTCTAGAGTTATCCAAATCAAGTGCAAAACAGAGTGTGTCACCCGCAACCCAATGGGCTATTACCCCGGCGCCACCATAGACATTGCCATCACCTGCCCACCCGATACTATCAGCGGTACTTCCGAGATAATAGGAAAGAGACGCCGCGCTATTCCCCATCCCTTGACTGACATAACCCGAATTAGAAATAGTCGTCATGGTAAGTTCCCAATAAATCTTGCCCGACGAGGCCGATGCGACTGACCGGATAGCGGCATGCGAGGCATCATTTGTTTTAGTCACTGTCAAATTGCCGGACGATAGCGTCAAGCTTGCGTCTTTGTCGGCCGGGTTCCAAGCCGTCGTAGCACTCTCGGTCACATCAAGCACCACGATGGTGAACGCCTTGTTCGCCGCCGCTGGCGTGATGCCTGACACCGCCACTGTGACGCTGTGCGTTGCCGCCGTCTCGTAGTCGAGCGCCGCGTTGGTACGCAGCAAAGCACCGCTGATGTTGAACTTGCCGCCCGCGCTGTCAGTGAGCGAATAGACCGGCGTGCCGGTGTACGTGTTGGCAATCGAGAGCGTGCCCACCGTCGTGTTGGTCGCGGCGTCCTCGTTCACGGTGGTGCCGGTGAGCACGATCACCGGCTCGAGCACGTCGGTAACACTGATCGTAAATGACCGGTTAGCGACCGCCGGGGTGACGCCGCTGACCGCGACCGTCACGCTGTGACTGCTCGCCGTCTCGTAGTCGAGCAGCGCATTGGTGCGCAGCGACGTGCCACTGATATTGAACTTGCCGCCAGCACTGTCGGCCAACGTATAGACCGGCGTGCCGGTGGTGCCGGGGGTGAGCGAGAGCGTGCCCACCACGGTGTTGACCGCCGCCGTCTCCAGCACGCTGGAGGCAGACAACTCCAAAGTCGGCCCGAAAGTAATGCCGACCACCGCCAGGCCGCCACCGCTGGCAGCCTCGGTGACGGCAAGACCGAAGCCATTGGCGGCTTCGGTCATCGGCAGGCCATAGCCATTGGTAGCCACAGTTACGGGCAACCCGCCGGATGGTTTTATGACGACGGGAATGCCCATGCTAGCTACCTCTTGCCCTTGCTCTTGTCCTTCTTTGCCCGCTTACTCGACGGCTCGGCCTTCTTCGGCTTGCGCTGCGCCTTCTCGCTCGAACGCCGACCCGCCGGCGCAACCCACTCAAAGGTGAGCACGTCGGACAAATCCTCGCCGCGCGCCACCTCGACGTCGACCACGCCGGCCTCGCCCGCTGCCGGCGGGGAGGCCGTCAACGTGGTCGAGTTGACCAGCGTGGTCGGCAGCTCCTCGTCGTCAAACAGGATCACGCAATTCGGGCCGAAGCCCGAGCCGGTCACGGTGAGCGTAAAATCCATCATGCTGCCGACCTCCGCACTGTCGGGATCGATGTCGGAGAGCACCAGCGGCGGCAGCTCGGTGCCAGGCGGCAGCGCCGAGCCGTCGCCAGGAAGCGTGTTCGGGCCGCCCTCACCCGGCAGCACGTTCGAGCCGGGCGGCTCGTTGATGCTGGCCTGCCGCAGCGGCTCGATCGGCGCCTCCCCCTCGCGCGGTGCCGTCTTGCCCTTCGGCTGCTGGCCCTCCTCACCCTTGTCGTACTCGCTCACCGACGGCACCTTCTGGTGCTGCGGCCACTGCTCGGGTTGTCCCTCGGCCTTGGGGGGCTGTTCGCCCTGCTGGCTCTGGTCCATCCCCAGCGTGTGGGGGTCGGCGATCCAGCCCGTGCGCTCCTTCGAGCTCGGGATGTCCGGGTTGACGTTGTCGCGCGTTAGCTGCCCGAAGTGATCGCTCGGGTCTTCCGGCAGCGTCCGCTCGATGAAATCGGGGCGCTGCCGCTCCTCCGCCATCCGCTCGATGAAGCCAGGCTCGTCCTTCTCGTAGGCGATGCGCTGGCGCTCGGTGGCGCCCTCGCGCAGTACCGCCCCGTCGGCACGATCGGTGCCGCCGGGCGTCATCTTGCGCGAGCGGCTCCGCTCCTCGTCGACCTCGCGCGAGCGCTGGTCGCGTTGCTTGCTGCGCTCGTGCTCCATCTCCATCTCGCGCGCCTGTTGCTGCCGCTGCTTGTCGTTGCGGCCGTCGTCGTGATTGCGGGGCGTGCTCATTAGCTGAATACCCAATTGTAGGAGTTGCTGGGAGTGCCGCCGACACCATTGAGGACCGTCACGGCACTGTTGCCGGCGGTCAGCTTCTTGGGTGCCCCGGCGACCGTCAACGAAGTTGCCGACACGTAGTTCGTATTCTGCCTGACGCCGTCGACGTAGACCTCGGCAGCGCGGGTAAAGCCAGTGCCGGTAACGGTCAGTGCCGTCGTACCAACGCCCGCAGTGCCGCCGGCCGACAAGCCGGTAATGACCGGCGCCGTGCCGGCCGAGAGATACGACGCGTGGGACGCGTTCGGCGTCGAGGTGTAGGCGCCGAACACGCTCACCGTCTGCAGCGGGCCGTTCGGGCTCGGGTTGGGCACCGCAGGGCTTGGCGTCCACACCACCTCGGTGCCAGCCGCCTCGTGCGCAACGCTCGTACTCGCCGGCACTGCGCCCATGAAGTGCGCGTTCGGCGGCGTCACGCCGCCCGCCCCCGGGTAGCTGCCCTCGGTGCCGCCCGCGGTTGCGCCAGAGCCCGACGCCAGCGCGCTGGTGTTGGTGGCAAACGCCACCAGCGATCCGGCCGCGCCGTCATCGAAATACGGCGGGGGGTAGGTGTCGAAGTCAGTGTCCGGCGCGTAATCGATGTAGGTGTTTTTGGTCAGATTGGGCGGGTTCGGCGGCGTTGCGCCGGTACAACTCATATTTGTGGGCGGCGTCGGGTTCGGCGGGGTCACGGTGAGCGCAGACTGGGCCATGGGTGGCTCCTTTCGAGGTTGAACTACCAGCGTCCCGGGATGACAACGAGACGACGGCCGAACACGAGCGGACCCGGCTGCGGTTCTTCTACCACGGTTCGGGTGTCGGCTGAGACGATCACCTTGACCGGCTCGTTGATGGAAGCGTTGCGTTCGACGGTGGCGGTCATGGCCGTGCCTCGTAGTTGTCTTGCGCAGCGAGCGTGCCGAAGCCACCCGCCGTGAGCAGCCCGATCGCGTGCTCCTTGCCGAGCAGCACGTCGTCGCGCAGTTTCTTCGGATCGATGCCGAGCCGCTTGGCGCGCTCCCAGATTGCTTGCGAGATCAGTTCCAGCTTGGGCGCGCCGATCGCCGTCTCGACGCCGGTCTGCGGCGCGAACGTGCCCCACATGCGCCCCTGCGCCGGCACCGCCTCGATGCCGAGCGGCTTGGCGACACTCTCACGAAACCACGACCCGAAGGGGCGGTACTCGGAGCCGGCCATGAAATCATTGAAGCTCTTGTTGCGGCGCACGTCCGGGATGCCGGCCGCGCGCGTAAAGTGCGCGTCAGGCACCGGCAAGCGCGTCTGGAAGCCGACCTCGGGCACGCCCGACGCCTGCGCGTAGAGCGGGATCTTGACCGTATCGTCAGCGTACCCGTGCGCGCCCGTCGCGAGCCAGCGCGCGACCGGGTCCGCCTGCACGCCATGGTAGGCGTGCCCCTTGGTGTCGCGCATGTCGGCCGGGAAGTCAGCGCCGCGGTTCTTCTCGGCCGTGCCGCCGAGGCGCCGGAAGGTGTCGTACTCGCCCCGCGTCGCAAACATATTCGCCGTGGTGCCGCGATTGATCTCGGTCATCACGTCCGAGCCGGCCGAGAAGGGCGGCACGATCGCGTTGAACTTCATGTACTCGATCTTGGCGCGCTCTGGCCCGACTAGCTTGACCATTTGCTGGTACATCGGGTCCATGACGTACCAGGCGTCCATGCCCTTCACGAGGTTCGGCGCGTGCGTCTCGGCCTCGCCTAGTGCATTGATCATGCGCTGCGCATTGGCCGGGTTCATGGCCTGCTCGGCCGCGTAATTCGGCTTGCCGGGCTTGCCCGGCATCCAAATCGTTGGCTCGATGTTGCCCTTGCGCGTGCCGCGTCCGCCGATCTCGTAGAGATCATCGCGCGTGACGCCGAACAGGTTCTTGAGGGCCGGGTGCTCGGGCGCGACCATGAGCTCGGCCTCGCGCGCGATGTCGCGCGGGTCCTTGTAGATACCTGGATTGGCGACGCGCAGCGGCTGATCGATCGAGGGCCGCGGCGTGACCGGGAGCCAGTTCGGTACCCCGCGCCGCTCGGCGCCAGCGAAGAGCTGACCCCCGCGCAGTTCGGCCTGCGAGACAGCCCCGAGTGGACTGCGCCCCAGTGCTAGGGCGCCGAGCTGCGCTACGCCCTTGCCGACCTGGTTCTGACGGAAGGCCTGCTCCTCGGTGATCGGGCCCTCGCCGAAGCGCTCGCGCGAGGCGTTGGTGATGTCGGTAATTGGCTGGCCGAGTGCCATGGACAAGTCGGCGAGGCCGCCCATCACGCGCTCGGCGCGCTCAGTGCCGCTATCCTGCTGGCGACGAGTGTCGCCCAGGCGCGCCGCGGCGCGCTCGCGCGCCCACTGTGCCTCATCCTCCTCTGGCAGGGCCGGGAAGGTCGCGTTCGGGTCGTAACCGTCGAGGCGGGCGAAATCACCGAATGCCATCAGCGTGGCTCCCACAGCTCGCGAAACGGTAACACGTCTGCGGTCGGGCGGTCGCCGACGACACTGTTGATGTTGGCCGGCCAGCCGGTCGGCAGATCGCGCCCGACCGGCACGCCGCCCACCTCGCGATCGTGTTGGATCCGCGACAAGACACGCGGATCATCGGGCGCAACGTCGCGGATCAGGGGCGGCAACGGAGTGCGCTTGCTCATCAGCAGCTTCGCTATCTCCTCGCGCCAGCCCATCACTGCGCCCCCTGCTGCATGCCGAGCGTGATCAGGATTGCGCCAAAGGCGACGATCAGCAGGATGTACACCGTGGTGCGGATGCTCATAGCCGGTACACCTTCACCAGCCACGGGCGGCGGCCCACGCGCAGCGCGTAGCGCCCCGCAAAGACCCAGCAGCAGTGCTTGTGCCGCTCAATCCTCATCCGTAGGCCCCAAACGCGAACCACATGATTGCGATGATTGCGATGGTGCAGAGGATCGCGATGCCGCCGATCGCGTACTGGCGTTGCTCGTGGGTCATGGTGCGGCGCCTCCCTGCGTGCCGGGATCGCCGAGGTATTTCTTCAGCAGATCACCGATCGCCTGCGCACCGTCAGGGGTGAGCGGATCGACCTTGTACTTTGCCTGGCCGAGAACGTCCTGGATGGCGGCCTGCTGCACCTTCGGCGGCGTGCCCATCATGGTCGGCGGCAGTGAGCGCGCCGGCGGCACCTGCGGCATGAACGGCTTGGGGATCACCGGGCGCTGCGGCTGCCCCATCTGCTGCCGGCGCGCCAGAATGTCGGCGATGGCGTCGCGCATCATGGCGCGGCACTCCCTCGGTTCAGCGCCTGCAGGATCTGCCGGTACTTGCCGTCGTAGAGAGCGCCAGAACGCGGATTGGCCAAATCGGCTTGTGCCGCCGCATAGGCGGCAGGCTTGTTCGGCCACGCCGCGGTCGGATTGCTCGCGTGCATATCGTTGTGCGGCGTCACCAGCGAATAAAGATTGGGATCGCGCGCTGCCTCGTTCGGGTGCTGCACCACCCGCAGCACGCCGCTATCAATCAGCGCCCGCGCGTCGAGTGGCGGATATTCCATGGTCTGGCGCGTGTCCATCAGCGCCTGGGCGATGTCGTCGCGCATCATCGCGGCGGCCCCTTCATCGGCGGGTTCATCAGCTTAAACTGCTGGGCAGCCCTTTGATCCGCAGCACGCTGCGCATCGGCCTGCTGTTTTGCCACCATCGCAGCCTGCGTCGCACGCATCTTCAGGTTAGCCGCCTGCTCGTCGCTGCGCCGCTTGGCCTCCATCCCCTCCATGTCAAGCTGGTGCTTCTCGCGGTCGTGCACCAGTTTGATGTTGGCCTGCTGCTCCTTGGCGCGGCCGTCACCCTGGCGGCTGGTGATCTCCGCCATCTTGATCTTCTCGTTTGACGCCACCTTCATCTTCTCGTGGCTGTCGCGCATCGCCATCTCGGCCTGCTTCAACTGCGCCTCGGTGCTGTCGCGCGCCTTGATGGCGTCGACCTTCATCTGCTCGATCTGCAGCGCCGTCTCGTTCTGCAGCGTGATCGCGTCCTTGCCCTTGGGCTGGTCCGCCTTCACCTTCATCTGCTCGAGCAGGTTGTCGACCGAGCCATCGAGCTCGCGCCCGGCGCGGAACGGCGCAGTGGCGAACTTGATCAGCGCACCGCAGAACTCCGCACTTTCGGGCATGTTGCTCATCATGGTGTCGATCTGCTGCAGCATCGGCGTCAACGCCCCGAGGAACTCGGCCCTGCGCTCCTTCTCGCCGTTCTCGTCGATCATCACCGTCGAGTCAGTCTCGATGTCGAGCGTGAACGCCTTCGACTTGTTGTCCTTGAGAAAGCGCATAACCTGTTCGAGCGTCGGCTTCTCGTTAATGCGCTTGAGCGCCTGCTGGCCGGCCTCGACCGCCTGCTGCATTTGCTGTTCCGCCTGCTGCACCGCCTGCGGATCGGTCTGCTGCTTCTGCGCAAAGCGCGGGTCTTGCTGCGCCTGCTGCCACTGCTGTTGTTGCTGTGCGATCTCCTGAGTGAGCTGCTGGATCTGCTGCTGCTGCATCGCCTGCGTCGGTAGCTGCGTCTGGCTCATCTCGATCAACGTGACCTGGCTGAACTCCTCGGTCATGATCTGACCCGAAATAGCCACCAGGTCGCGCGCGATCCGCACCAGCTCCTGCTGCTTGTCGCGAATGCGGGTCGAGCCGAACTGGGTCTTGAGCTCCTGCGCGCCGAGCGTCTCGCGTGCGTCGGTCGAGCCGCGCATGATGTCGGCAAGGCCCGTCACCTGGTAGATGTCGTCGATCACCTGCTTGCGCACCGTGATCAGCGTCTGTACGACGCCGGCGATCATGTCGATCGGCATCCAGATGATGGTGTCCTTGGAGCCGCCAAACGCCGCCCAGTTGCTGATCGGCACCATTACGGCGCCGGGCGTGTTCATCTTCAGCGCAGTCTCGATCGCCTCGGCCAGTTCGCCGGCGCCGGCGGGATAGAAGCCCTTCGCGGTCAGCGCTTGCGACAGCGCATGAATGCGCCCGGTCAGGTCGTTGATCTCATCAAGCTGGTCGCGATACTGCAGCACCTCGGGAACAGGAATCAGTGAGCCCGGCTGCACCGTCGAATAGGCCGGCTTGGGGCAGGGAAAGAAGCCCTCGAGCTTCAAGTGCGGCTCGTCCTCGTCGAGGATGTCCTCGCACCCCTGCGCGACCCACACGACGCGGCGCATCTCCTTGTGCCAAATCTCCCAGAACTTGGCGCGCTCGCGGTTGTCGGTGCCGCCGATCTGCTCGGCCTCGCGATCGACCTTGTACTCGGCGTCCTGGTAGCAATAGCCGGAATACTTCTTGAAGCGGTCGCGCGCCTCGTCGCGCGTCAAGTAGCTTGCCGCCGCGACCCAAGGCACCTCACGCCAGTTGCGCGCCAGGCCGTGCAGGAAGTCGCGCCGGTTCTTGTGGTCGATACAAACCTTCTCGTAGTCGTATTGGCCCTCGCCACCGGCGCTCTCATAGCGGCACCAGGCGACGCCGCGCGAATAAAGGATAACGTCATCGCGCACCAGCTTCATCAACTCATCGATGCGCGCCAGGTCGAACGACACGACGCAGCAGCGCTCCATCAGCTCGGAGGCGGCCTGATAAACCGGCCTGCGATCCTTGAATTTCGGTACAACCACAGGGATAGGCGCCTTGGCGTAGATGGTGGGCTTGAGCACCTCGATGTTGGCCCACAGCATCTGAAACTCGCGGTCGCGGCCCATGGTTGCGAGCCGCTCGTTGCTGGCGTAGCGCTTGTCGATATTGTCGCAACGCTCGTTCCAATCCTCGAACGCCTTCTCGCTCTCCTCAAGCAGGTTGATCCAGGCCTTGGCGCTCTTGGGCTCGAGCGAGGGATTGTACTCGAGATCGTCGTGGCGGATGTCGTCGTCGACGCGGTCTGAGGGTTCCTCGGTCATCCGACACCTACGAAACTGATCGGCAAGGCAGTGGAGATCGACCCCGACAGCGGCTCGCTGGTGTAAAGCTGGAGATCCGCGCCGTTAGTCATGTTGGCGTACAGCTTGCCGTCGGGAGACAGGAAGATCCGCAGGATGTGATCGGCATTGATTGCATCGCCGTTGATGCCGCGCAGGAAGCGCTTGGCGACGAAGGTGCCGGAGCTGCTCACAGGCGCATTCCTCCACGGTTCTCGGGCGGTGGCGGGATGACGAAGCCTTCCCGCTTGGGCAGCTTAACGACGCGCGGCGGCGCCTTGCGCCAGGCTAAACTAAGGTATCGAAAACTATCCGCGGGATCAGTGGTCCAGTCGTCGACGTGGCTCTTCTTGAAGGCCTTCATCTCGTCGTTCCACTCGCGGCGGTACTGCTCAAGCGCGCTGACGCCGTTCATGTCGCCGATCGTGCAGCGCGGGTGGAAGACGCAGTAAGGCAGCGTATGGCGCACCGCGTTGCGACCATCCTCGAGTGAGGCGTCGGGCACCAGCTGAGGCGAGAGGCCGAGACTGCGCATCGTCTCGACGCGCGTGCGCCCGGTGCCCATCTCCTTTACTTGCGCGTCGTGCGGCACCCAGTCGACGCCGTGGATCCAGCCGCGCTCGGCGTAGATCTTCTCGATGTGGTCGCGGTAGTGCTCAAAGCCGACGCCCGAGGCCATGTAGTGGTCGAGCACATAGAGCTGTGCGCCGACCGTGCAGAAGAACCAGATCGAAGTGTTGTGCCCGACCCCGAGATCCCAGGCGCGCGAGACTGGCGTGCCCTTTGGGGGCTCGATCTCGACGATACGCTCTTCGTCGCGCACACTGCGCATCTCTCCCGCATAGAACGAGCCGAGCACCGCCGCGGCCCAGTCACAGAACAACTCCTGGCGATAACTCGCCATGCCTTGATCAGAGCCATAGAGCGCCTGCATCTCGGCCAGCGTCTCGGCCAGCGTCGCGTCGCTGAGCGTCTCAGTGTCCTTGACAGTTAATAGCTCACTAAACCAGCCAGGAGTTTTAGCCGCGTGATTAAACATATCGTAAGCGTGATTTTTACCCCGTGGCGTCGTAATAAATATTGCCCAGCCATCGTTCTCCTCCAGCATCGGCCGGGTATAACCCCACACACTAGGATTAGAGAGCGCGTATTCGCTAAACACTAATCCCGCATAGCTCGAGCCAACCAGCGAGCTGTCGTACGTGTCTGAGCCCAACACGGCCCAGGTCGAGCCGTTCACGAAGCGGATGCTCATCGTGCTGTCATTGGTGTTAGCGCGCAGCTCGTGCGGGAACGCCTCATCGATGCGCCGCTTGCCACTATGCGGATTTACTGCCGTCCATATTGCTCGGCGTCCTTGTAGAAAAGCTGGAAGGACGTGGCCATAATTCGCCGGTCGCGTCATCGCGGCGATGCATGTGTGATGAAGCGTCACTTCATCTTTCCCAGCTCGGCGGTGCCACACCGCGACTGCGCGCTTGCCGCCAGCACGCAAGTAATTCCACAGCGGCATTTGATGCACGCGCGGCGTCCACCCATTGTGCGGCAAAAACGTCCTCATTTTTGCGGTGCTTTAACGCCCTCCTGGATGTGACGAATAATGACCTCGTGTGCGCCGCTCTCACCTGTGCCGCTGTGCTTGACCTCTTGCGTGACCGTGCCCCAGCCGCGGTTGAACAGCATCTCGAGCGCTTTCAGCTGGACGATTGGATCGGGGTGCGCCGTCGCGAGCCCGCCGAGGACCTCGATCCCCTTGTCGGTGTAGGCGCGCGCAAGGCTCGCAATTTTTGTAAGAACCTCAGCCCTTGTAGGAGTTTCGGCAGATGTATCAGCCACTTAGCTACGACCCCCTTCCCCTCCCTGCTGCAGCAGCTCGACCGCGTCACGCAGCTTGCGCAGGCGCTGATCGATGCCGTGGAGTTCGTCAGCAATCTTGATGGCGATGAGGGCCAAGTCGTGGAGCAAGTTGGCGCGCTCACGCACGGCGTCGTGATCAGTGATGCTGACCACTCTCAAATTTGCCATTGACGTTACGTCTGATGCCGCGCGACCCGGTGCGGAACCCTAACCCCACAAACGCAGCAAAATCAAGGGCGGGTGGGGGCTGGGTGCTCGGCTACCACGGGTCGGCGTTTGGCTTTGCGCGTCCGCACCCCGTGCGAGAGGCCGAGCTGCGCCATCAGCCGCAGCAGCATGACAGCTGCAGGCGGGACTTCGGCCTCGCCGCTGATGTAGCGCGCGCTAGTGCGCTGCGAGACGCCGAGAAAGCGCGCCGCGGAGGACTGGTTCAGTCCCAGCGCGGTGATGGTCCGATCATAGTCGCGCGGCGACATTGTCCGATTGGTGCGCCAGCTCGTGTCCATGGTGGAGGTCACCCTATTGCTGCGGCTCAAGATAAACTTTTCTGAAAATATGTCAAATTGGCTATTGACAGATTGGCATAGTTTGATAAGATTGTGTCATCAGAAACGGAGCAAGCCAATGTCATCCATCCACACCATGACCGTCGTCGAGAGCCTCTTCCCCGCCAACCAGTTGATCGAGGGCCGCCAGATCCGCGACCTCTACGAACTGCGCGACTTCGTGGATGCGTGCATTGACGCCGAGGGCAACGTTGCCCTCGACTGCCCTTACGACATGCGGCTGATCCAAAAGATCCTGCCCGACACCGGCAAGGAGGTCTACGACCTCGAGGTCACCCGCTGGTAATACGCCCTATTACGCCCTATTACGCCCTATTACGCCTTTTGCATCGCGGCGCTATCCTCTTGGGTAGCGCCGCGATGTTTTTGCATGATCGTGAGCACCGCGTCGTACACCGCCTCGATCGCCGCCAGCCGCGACACCGCATCGTCGCGGTCGTGCTGATGGCGATCCATCTCGGAGAGGGCGCGGGCGTGCGCCAGGTTGGTGATGTCGAGCTCGGCCCGCACCCCGCGCAGGTCCGCCTCGCACTGCGCCAGCGCGAGGCGCAGCTCGTCGCGCTCGCGCTCGCTGTCCTCGATCGCCTGCATGGCCGCCTCCACCCGCATCGAGCGGCTCGGCGTCGTCTCTGGCGCCTCTGCCCGGACGTTGCGCTGCTCGGCCAGCGTCCGGTCGAGGATACTCAGGCCGCGCAGTCTGGCGCGGGTGTCCGCCGTGTTCGGTACTCCATTGCCTTCGTTCATCAGTGCCTCCCTTTTTTGGTTATGTTATCCCAGCCGCCCATCGCCTCGACGCTTTCGAGAAACGAGGGGATCAGGCTCATCGTCATCTTGGCGTGTTGGGTCAGGATCGTCGCCGCTGCCACTTGGGGGTCTTGGTCGTCGAACTCCTCGCCCTGCATCAGGCCCGCCACCATCATGGCAGTGAGCAGGGCCAGGGCACCGCCCACGTCTTCCATTGGTTGGCCCGCGAACGCCGTGTTGGCCTTTTGCGACAGCGCCTCCCAGCGCTGCATCGTCTCACGATCTAGCGACATCGCCAGCTCCTCCCGCCGTTGGTAATAACCTTGCGTAAGCCGTGCCGCTCGCACAGGCCCTTGGTCCGGTCGGCCACCTTGGCCGCCGGCCGAGGGGTCGGCAACGGCGCAGCGGAGGCCGCTGGTGCGTTTTGCTGCTGCAGGACCTGCCTGGCAGCCTGCTGGCGGATCAGCTCGCGTACGGGCTCCCAGCGCTCCTCAAAGCTGTGAACCTCATTGGGGTAGATCGGGATCGTCCGCACCGTGCGTGGTCCGCCATCCTCGGGGAGGCGGTCGGTCTTTTGCGCCAGGGCGGGACTGAGCGCCATGGCGAGTGCCGTTACGGCAAGCCCCAAGCGGGGGCCCAACAGGGTTTTCATGTGTTTTGCTCCGTTGTCCACAGGTCATCCAAGGCGTCATCGAGCCCTGTGGGGTGCGCGATGACATCGAGCGGGTCGGGCACGTGGCGGGTGACCTTGGTCACCGTGGCGCCTGGCCAGACTTGTTTGGTGGCATTGACGCTGGGGTATCCGGAGAGGATCTTGGCGACCTCCTCGAGCGTGTAGACGATCATGCGCCTGCCGTCCGCGCGGGCGAAGGCACGCCGTGCGTCGTCGGGGTCACCGACGATCGCCAGCACGGTTCCGCTGTCGAGGCTGGTTTCCATGATCTCGGCGTCGAGTGGCGAGGCGCCGGACGCCTTGGCTGCGCCGTCCAACGCGTAGAGGGCGGTACGCATGCGTTCGCTTTCGCGGCGGACATTTTCGAGCGGGCCGAACTCGATCGCCTGGCGGAACAAATATCTTTGCCGGTCGAACTTTTCCCTGAGCTCTTGGCTGACCAGCAGGCGGAGCCGATCGGCGCCCCATTTTTTTTCCATCTCGATTTGGAGCGCCTCGGCGCCGTCTATGTGTGAGCGCCCGGTGAGGTAGGTTCCGTGGGAGCTGCTCCAGAGGTCATTAGATACCGCAGAGGCTTTTTTGGTCATCGCCATTTTAAAAGTTCCATTTTGCCAAAAACGCGAAAAACGGGGGACGCTATCGCTACGCTATCGCTACGATCCGATACGATCCGGTATACGACCCTCCTTGAGGTCGGGGTCGTATCCGGTATTCGATACGGTTTTTATTGTGGTTTTTCAGCATGTTAATTCCAATTCGTATCGGTCGTATCGGTCGACACGAAACGCGATACGATTGCCTCAATTTGCCTCCCAAATCGTATCGGAGCGAGCGTATCAGTTGTATACATCCTCAGGTCCCCTATTTTTCGTACCAAAAATCACCGTGGCGAACCTTGGCCAACCAGAGTTCCATATCCTTGTGATACCGCGCCCAGGCCGCGAACGGGATGGCGGAATAGGTTCCATATGCGGCGACCAGCTTCTGCAGGTCAGGACCGTGGCGCTCGGCCTCCCGCTCCCGCCGCAACACCTCTTGCCGCTCCCGCTCTGTCTCGAGGCGAGCCTCCTCGGCCCGGCGAGCCGCGGCCTGCTCGACTGCCCGCGCCGCCACCTTGGCGCGCTGCTCGGCCTCGACCTGGCGCTGGATTTCCCAACGCGCCGCCTGCTCGGCCGCCGCCGCTATCCGAGCTGCCTCGGCCTCCCGCGCCGCCTGCTCTGCCGCGAGCAGCGCAATCCGCTCTGCCTCCCGCATGGCGGCGAGCATGGCCTGCCGCTTCTGCCGGATATGCAGCGGGTCATAGATCCACCGCCGCGGCGCCTCGAACAGCACCGCGTGACGCAATGCGCTTTCCGTAAGGTCAGCATCCCGGTAGTAGCTCAGATCGATCTCGACGGTGGTCAGCTCACGTGCCTGTATTTTCTCCAGCTTCTCGCGCGGAACGCGATGCGCCACGAATATCTCAATCGCAACCTGCTCGCTGGCATAGTCGGCCAGGACGTCAGGCCGGATACCGTCCATCCACACCTCGATTTGGGCACTAAGCATCTTCCCCATGCGCAAATTGCTGTCGGGCAGGCTGACATGAACCTCGTGGCAGATTGTCTGTTTGGCAAAAAGGTGCAGGGCCGTTTCGCGTCCGCCACCGCAGGCGCTCTCGACGGCGTGCCGGAAGTGGTGCCGGTAGACCTCGCCCTTGACTGCCAGGACACGCAAGCCGCATTCCGGGCAGACACACTCACAAGCCAAACCACTCACAACACGTTCTACTCCGACAATCGTATCGTCCGCGATACGGCGCGCGAACGGGGTACGAACGTCACTCATCTTCGCCCTTTCCGACGCCGATTTCCTTTTCGCCTTTGGGGGTTAGCCGGTATTTTCCACCCCGGTGCTTGATGATAAACTTGTCTTCGCGCAGCCGCTCGATAATCCGCCGGATACGGTTCTTGTTTGGTCGCCCTTCGAAGGTAAACCCGGCCTTTTGCGCCAACTCTGTAAACGACGCCTTCGGGTTTTTGTGGATCAGGCGCAGGACGGCGTCCTCGTCACTCTCGGCGACCAGCTCGCCTGCCTCCAGCGTGGTTTCGGAAATCGGCTTGGCGACCACCGATGGCCTCAGTCTTCCCTCG